TGCCCGATGGCAGCGTCAACTGCTGTGTCACATCACCGCCGTACTTTGGCCTGCGCGATTATGGCGTTGATGGCCAGATCGGACTTGAGCCGACACCTGATGAGTTCGCCGCACAAATGGTCGAGGTCTTTCGAGAGGTCCGGCGTGTGCTGCGTGACGATGGAACGCTATGGCTCAATCTGGGAGATTCATATTGGGGCAGTTGGCAGAACTATGGAGGGGGGAATCGTGGCGCAGGCAAGCAACGGCCAATCATCAAGGGCAGTGGCGCGCAGAATCCAGTATGGGAAGGCCTCGAGGGCTATCGCCCGGCAGCATCGCAAAAGCATCCAGTCATAAAGCCTAAAGACCTGATTGGCATCCCCTGGATGGTTGCTTTCGCGCTCCGCGCCGATGGTTGGTATCTGCGACAAGACATTATTTGGTCGAAGGGCAATCCGATGCCCGAATCCGTTACTGATCGTTGCACCAAATCTCACGAATACATTTTTATGTTCAGCAAAAGCTCGAGGTATTACTACGATCAGGAGGCCATCAAAGAGCCTGCGATCTACGCCGATGATGACCGGATCGGGCGGGCCCAACCCGATCATAAGAGTGCGCCCACCGCGATGGTGAACGGTATCCGACATCGAGCGGACAAACAGCGCGGACACTCTCGACGCCATGATGGATTCAATGACAGATGGGATCAGATGGAGAAAAAGGAGCAATGTTCAGGGATGCGCAATAAGCGAAGCGTGTGGAATGTTTCGCCAATGCCATATCCAGAGGCGCATTTTGCAACCTATCCGCCAAAGCTCATCAAGCCCTGCATTCTGGCCGGATGTCCTCTTGGCGGTGTGGTCCTTGATCCGTTTGCCGGCAGCGGAACGACTGGCAAGGTATCTCTCGAACTTGGCCGCTCGGCAATCCTGATCGAGTTGAATCCTGAATACGTGAAATTGATCGAAAAACGGTGTCAGGTAAACCTGCCGCTGATGTTCGATTGAATTCTTAACAAATCGTTTCTTCTGTAAAGAGAGGCAATATGAACAACTGCGCAAACTGCGCTCGCTTGGCGCATGAACTCGAAGCGGCGAAGAAGGTGGCGGACGCGGCGGTACGATACTTTCAGTTTGACGGCGACGCCGGAGAAGACGCGGAAATATGGTTTAAGTTGGCGCATGCCGTCGCCGAATACCGCGCCGCCAATCCGCCGCTATCGCCGGCGAAGCAGGCCGCGATTGATAAGGGTCTAGAGAAAGCGGACGCGGTCGAGAAGATTTACGACTGCGCGGCCGAGCCGCAATAACTGGAGCATCACAATGGAACTTGTCACAGGAGCGAGAATGAATCATCCCTCACGCCGGATCGCCACGTCGGCGGTCGCATTCTTTAACAAGGTCGAAGCGACGGCCGATCAGATAATCTCTGAACTGCCAGGCATGGAAGATATGGAAGTCTTGGAGATCCGTATGCAGGCCAGAACCTTCGGCCGCGTCGCCTGGCGCGTCGAATGCGCTTGCGACGCCGAGATCCTGAACCGCGAAAGCCAGCGCCGGGGCCGGGGCGTCAGGGATAGCGAAGGCCGCGGCGTCGATGCGGCCGTCAAGAAACACGCGCTTGAGATCGGCGTCCATCCCAGAATGATCTATGACAATGCGGCGATCCATAAAACGTTTTTTAATTCTGCTAGCGCTAGCAGGAATAAAGACCTCGCCGGCGCCCTCGACGATCTTCAGGATCGGGACTTTTACCGCGCCGCAATGGCGACCGACGACCCGCACGGCACGATCGAACGCTTCGCTCAAGAAAAGCTCAAAAATCCATGCTTCTCGACCCGCGACGCCTGGCGCCTGATCAAAGAAGAAAAAACGCCTCCGCTCGATTCGACCGTCCCGGCGCTTTGCGACGAGCCGGACGTCATCGCCGCCTGGGAAGAATTCCAGACCGCATGCCGGAAACTGATCTCTGTCGCGCCGCGGCTCCAGAATCTGATCGGCGGCTATCTGGAAGAGATCCAATACGAACTCACACTGCCGTCCCAGACGGTCGAGGAGGTAATATTCGATCTCCTGGCGCAAGGATACGACGAGGCCGATCAAATCGCGGTCAGAATGAAGCGCGACAGAATCTATGTAATCGTATGGCTCAATCGGCTTTGCGAGGTCGGCAAGCTTGAATCTTTCGAGAAGGAACGGGCGCCGGGCGCCCGGGGTCAGGCCAGGACCGGTTATCGTGAAATAACCGATTAACTCTCGCTATCATCCGCCCGCTCTTCGACAGGAAGATCTCAGCCATTTTCTTCCGTTAGTTGACCGTAGAGGGGGCGCTTGTGGCGAGCGCCCCCTATGCCTTCCAGAAATAAATTGTAGCTTTCCGCCACAATTCCCGCCGTCGATCACCCTTAACGACAAAAACGAATGGACCCGACATGGATTGAAATCATTAAACAGTTAGGCGTCCCTGTGGCGCTCCTGCTTTTCGTCGCCTGGAAAGGGTGGCCTTTCTTGATGAAGCAAATCGAGGACGCCAAAATGGAGCGGAAGGCCGAAATAGATAAATTCGACAACACGATTAAGACGCGTGACGCGCTTATGGTCCAGCAGTGGAGGGAGCATTTACACGCGCTCGACGCAATGACCACTCAGATTCAAGCTAATACGGAACAAGTAAAAGGTCTCAGAGACGAAATCCGAACTGCGCCAAGAAATAAATGAACTGGATAGTATTTCTCTACAATTCCCTCTTAGTAGTCGTGGCGCTTGACGCCATAGCTTCGATTCTGGCGGCTGCTTATATGTACACCATGCGCCAGCGCTTCGGCTATTACCTGGCGCTCGCGTTTACCGGCGTTGCCGTCGAGGCCTCAGTTGCTGTGGCCACGATGGGATTCTCATCGCGTCCGACCTACGTTGTCGGCTGGATAATCGCCGTCCGCATTCTGGCGCGGCTAATCAAGATGGTCACAATGGTCTTGTTGCCGCTTTTCCTCCTCGGCTATATCAACGGCGATAAGCCGGAGGTGATGAATGATTCTAAATAATCTTTTGATCCACCTCGGCGAATATCTGAGCCGTAACCGCCAACGGATATTTAAGGCGTTCGGTATCGCAATCGCCGCGCTCGCTCTATTTCTCCTGATCGTCGCCGGCGTCGAGAAATGGAAGCGCGCTAAATACGAAAAGCAAGTAAACGCGCTCGAACAGCAATTCAAGGACGCCGACGCAAAAGCCAAAGAGGCTGAACGCCAAGCGGAGATCCTGAAAAACGCAATAGACGCCAAATATGACGAATTGCGGGCCATCAGAGATAGAGCCGAGGCGTCCGAGAACCGATTGCGACAAACCCGCACCGTTTACGTTCCGCTAAAGGAAGATTATGAAAAAGTTCGCAACACTCCTATGCCTACTGGTCCTGTTTCCTGCGCAGATATTTGCGCAGAACTCGAGCGGCTCGGCTTTCCCTGCCGGTGAGTGCGAGGGACTGACAAAAGCCTGCACCGCCGCGGCCAGGGAACTCCGGGCCGCACGGGAACTGATCAAGGGCTATGAATTCCATATCGCGGCGGCTGACGAACGTATCTCCGTCGCGAAGAAAGAGATCGAATCGCTGAAGGAGCTCGGCGCGCTGGAATCCGAACGCGCCAAAGAACTTGAGAAAGTTATCGCGGCTGAGAGACAGAAAGTGAGCGCCTTGCTAAAGCTCAAAGATGAGCAATCGAAGCGTATAGCAACTGTTGAGAAGCAACTCGGCCGCGCCAGAAAGTTCGCATTAGTTACAGGAGTCGCGGCAGCGGTCGGGATTCTGATCGCTGTTGCGAAATGATTCTGGCGGCGGTTTTTTGGAGGAGAGTAGAGGGCCGTCGCCAGCTAGGGCGGGGAACGTGAGGAATACGGGGCATAAACGCGGACCCCGCCCGAAAATTAACAGCTTGCCCCATAAGGACAAAATGAAAGCGCTTCCCATTCTATTCATTCTGGCGCTCGCGATTACCGCAAGCGCTCAAACAGGATCATTTATTGAGGCCGGCGTAGGCGGATCTTACGGTTCAAACCGTCCGCTCGATCGCGAGAAGGGTGGTCCGGATCTGTTCGGCTCAGTCGGCGTTAAGGTGATCGAATTCAAGGATTCAACGATCCAAATCCGGGCCCGGGGGAAATTGTCCAGGGAACCGGAACTGCTCGACCTTTTCAGCCGGGACAACAACCCGGAGCGCAAGGCGACCGGCGAGCTGCGGTTGCAACCTGAAGTGCGCTGGAATCTGTCGACCGAATCTTATTTCAAGCCGTTTGTCGGCGTCGGCGCGGAATATATTCGACACTTTGGACTCGAAAGCGCGCCGTATAGCGCATTTACGCCGACGCTCACATTCGGGACGCACGCCGGCGGATATGAGGCCTTTTATACCCGAATCTTTGAAGATCGGCTTAACCGCCAGGGCTTTCCGGTTCAGACCGTGCCAGGCGTCATAACGAACCGCCTGGAATCCTCTCTCCTCAAAGGCGACCGGATCGGGTTTAGCTACTCATTCAAACTCGGCGGCAAATTCAGATTCAAAGCGGGCGCGGAGGCTGATTACGTCTCTTACCGCGCCTGCTCGAATCGAGCCTGCGACGCTTATCGCGAATACGACTGGACGGTGAGGCCGTTTTTTGTGATTTCGATTTACTAGATCGATCTATGGCTGATACTAACGAACTGGCTATCAACGAAAATACAACCCTCGCCGAATTGCGGCGCCGAGCCGAGCCGGCGACTACCCGCAGATATGGCCCGTTCGGAAATCTCTGGTTTCGTCCGATGGATTTTGCGCAAGTCGGCTCGGTGATCAAAGGCCACAAGCACCATTACGATCACGTAACCTTTCTGTCCCGCGGCGCCGTGCTTGTGGCATATGAACTGCCGACCGGCGAGAGGGGCGAGCGGGTTTATTCCGCGCCTGCCGCGATCCTGATCAGGAAAAACGTAATCCACGAAATTACCGCGCTCGAACCGGGCACGCGCGCCGATTGCATTTATGCGCTGCGCGACCTGGGGACTGGCGAAGTGGTCGACTATTGGGACGGCGGATTGGAGGCGTATTCATAATGCAGTTGGTCGTGAGAGTTCTCGACAAATATGACGGCATTGACGTCGAGCGCAAGTCAAAAACTACGGGGCGTGGCGACGTGATCGAGGTGGTCGAGGACGATCACGAATGGGGCAGCCTGGACCTGACTAACCCGAGTTGGATAATCCTGCGCGTCCCGATCTCAACTGAAAAGGCGCTGGCTATGAAGTCGGGCGATCAGGGCGAATTCAATCCGACTGCGCGTATTCGATCCTTCGCGCTCAATCTGGAGATTCTGGCAGCTCGAGGCTATGCGATACCGACTCGGGGCCAGGCAATGAAGGTCAGGGACGACTACGAGGCCGAAACAGCGGAGTTCGGCGCATCTCGAAGCGAGATAAAGCACTCGGCGAAATACGCCAGAGCGACAGCGATCTTTGACATTACGGAGGCCGATTTCGACGCGGCTTGGACCGCTAAACCGCTCATCGAGGATCGGGCGATTATTGGCTAATTATGGCGACTCACTCAATCGGCTCGGGCGGATCATTCAGCACTCCCCAACTTTGGGAGGACGACATCCCCGCGACGTTGACCGAACCGAGGGTCGGGCAGTTAAAGAATCAGGAATTCTCAGTTTCGATTGGCCCCGTCATTGAGTTTTCGGCTCATACAACGAGTAGCGGCAACTTCATATTGCTGGAGTGCGAATCCGGGGCCTCGTTCAAGGATAACGCGAATGTCCGGACCAACGCCCTGCGATACAACGCAAGCAACGGCGCCGGGCTGAAAGTCACTAGCCAGTTCTATGTGATCAGGATTAGCGGCGCTTGCAATCACCTGACCATTCGCGGCGTTCAGGCGATCAATACTGGCAACGCCTACAACAATGCGGTGTTTGCGCAGAGTAGCAGCGGATCGAGCACCAATCTACTCGTGCAAGACTGCATCTTCGAGGCGACGATCGGCGGAACTTTCGTTGTCCATCTTGCGGCGGGTACTAGCGGAGTCAAGTTTGTCAACTGCCTGGTTATCCAGAGAAGCGGATCGAGCCACGGATTTGATTCCGGCACTGGCGGCACGACAGAAATAATTGGGTGCACGATCGTGGCGCCGTCGAATAACACATCGTCCGGAAGCGGTATTGATAGGGTTTACGGGACAACGATCGCCAAAAATACCGCCATCTTCGGATTTGCTTCAGACGTGACCGGCGGCCTCGACTCCTCCAGCGATTACAACGCCACATCGCTGAGCGACGCAGGCTCAGGCCTTCCAGATCCTACGCCCGACCATAACGTCTACAACCTTACCTATACCTCGCAGTTCGAGCAATCGAGCGACAGCGGCGGGGCGCATGATTTCCGAGCCAAGTCGGGCGGGGGATTGGAAAACGCCGGGCTGCTCGACTCCACGAATTCGCCGAACGACATCACCGGACTTGCGCGCGGTACGCCTCCAGAGATCGGCGTATGGGAATTGCTAGCCGGCGCGCCGGGCGGATATTACCTGCTTGAGACGGGCGTCGATCGGTTTCTCCTGGAAGACAGTTCGGGGTTGTTGTTGCTCGAAGAGACAGACCCATTTCCCATAGGGTATCTGAGAAATTATCAGAATACTTTGATTAGGATGTAGCGGTATGGCTGACACGAAAATAAGCGCATTAGCGGCAGCGAGCGATTTTAGTTCGACGGATGAATTTCCGGTCAATGAGGGCGGCACGTCGAAGAAGGCCACAGGCGCTCAAGTACTCACTTTCGTGAGAGCCAATACCGCATTGTATAACGCCTCGACTGCGAGCCAGGGAGCGGGGTTTGCGACTGATACGTATTTGACTGGATCGAGCATCAACATTCCCTCCACTGGCCTCCAGGCAAAAACAATGTACCGCTGCACATTTCACGTCACGAAAACGGGGGCGGGAACGGCGGCGCCGGTTATCAATATTCGATATGGGACTAATGGGAGTACGGGGGACACGTCGAGGGGGACGCTGACTTTCAATGCGCAATCGGGCGTTATAGACGATTGCGTTTTTCAAGTGTTCGCAACCTTCCGAACGGTAGGATCTGGAACAAGCGCGGTACTTGTAAGCTCGGGATTCCTTGTAAATGACCTTGCCACGACAGGATTCAGCACGACTGGGAACGGCGCCGCGACCGCCACGTCTGGCGGGTTTGATAGCACAGTCGCTAATTCGATCCTGGGGATCAGTGTGAATGGCGGCACATCCGCCGCATGGACTGTGAGCCTTGTACAAACTGAGCTCGTAAATCTCGTGTAAGGAATATAAGCAATGGGAAGAGTCTTCAACGTAGTCGGCGAAAACCTGTCACTCGGCACGGGCTCTGTACTTGTCGCGCTGCAAACCAATTCCGGGGTAAATGCTGCGGCGTTTCTTAAGATCCTACGCGCAGAGGTCACGCAAAGCGGATCAAGTACAAGCGCGCAGGTTCGGTTATTGTTCTCAACGCGGGACACGGGTGGGACGCTCACAATGACCGCGGTAACACCGGCAAATACGTCGCTAGGCGGCCCGGCGTCGGGACTGACTGGTAATACTGCCCCAGCGGGCGCCGTCGCTCGGATCGGGATCAACTCCTCGGCTGACAGCGGCGGGACATACACCAATCACTTCGCGAACGCTCCTAACCAGCTCAACGGCTATTTATATCTGCCCGTCCCAGAGGAGCGAATAATTATCCCGCCATCTACAGTGTGGTGTGTCAGGTTCGCCGCGGCTCCGACGAATACGGCGGGGTGGAATATTCTACTCACATATGAAGAACTCTTCTAAATGCCGGTTTATCGCCCATATCCACAGCCGCCGCAACCGCCGAAGATCGCGGCCGTCATAAGCGGCGGCGCGCAGACTTTTTTTGTCACGCCGGCGGGGACAATCACTCCCGCTGGCGTCTTGATAAAACAAGATCAGAAGACGCTGACCGCCACAATTACCCCGGCTGGGGCCCTGCTCAAATCTACCGCCAAATCATTCGCCGGCACGATTACGCCGACCGGCGCCCTAACGACGCTTAAGGCGGTTTTGCGATCATTCTCCGGCTCGATTACCCCAGCGGGCGCGCTACTCAAACAGGTAGGCAAAACGCTTACCGGCTCGATCACGCCAGCCGGCGCACTGCTCAAGCAGACTCAAAAGCTATTTACCGGGACGATCACGCCGACCGGCGCGCTCACGAATATCAAGGCGATATTGCGGACGTTTAGCGGCTCGATCACGCCGGCGGGGGCATTGATTCTGCGAACCGGGAAAGCGCTCACTGGAACGATTACGCCAGCCGGAAGCCTGCTCAAATCCACGCTCAAGAGATTCACGGGGACCATCACGCCGGCGGGCGCAGTCGCGGTGACGAAAGTAATACTGCGCTCATTCGCGGGGACAATTACTCCGACCGGCGCGCTGATTCGCCGCACAGGCAAGGCGTTATCCGCTTCGATCACGCCAAGCGGTGCGGTATTCAAGTCAATCTCAAAATTATTCTCAGGACTGATTACACTCGCCGGGAATCTGATTAACTTCGTCGCGGGCGCGCCGCTGCCGAAAGTAAATATAGTGGTAGCCGATCAGGCGGTAACGAAAGCCGCAATAGGCGACAGGGCGATTACGACAGCGACGTCGGGTGATCGGGTGGTAACTATTTGCACTGTTTCAGACGAACTCGGAGGATAAGAAATGTCATCAATCGTCGCGCCGTCTGGCGTAGTCAGTTTCAGAGTGGGAAGAAGTGGGACTTATACAGCCACGCCGGCGAAAGAACTTTCCCTGCTCGAAATCGCACGGCATGGCCTGCCCTGGCCTGGGAATCCGGCTGAGGTGAATTGGTGGCGGCTGCGCAACTTTCCGAACCTGCTTCGGGGATTGTGGCGCGTATTGTTCGCGCGATTCTTCGGCGTCGCGCATTTCTACGGTCAACTTTCCCTGGCGGTGATCAGGCGCGATGGCACGATATTGGATTATGGATTGGCGAGTCTGCGCGTCGTGACGAACAACGGAGTCAATTTTATCGTCGATGCCTTCCAAAACACGACCGAGGTGGAAAACCTTAAATTTCACGGTATCGGCACGACGAACACTGCCGAGAACCAAACCGATACGGCGCTAGCGGCTGAATTGACCACGGTTTATAACCCGGATAATACCCGCGCCACCGGATCAACGACAGAGGGCGCCAGCGCCAATATTTACCGCACGGTCGGCACGAATACTGTGGACGGCTCGGCGGCGATCGTTGAGCATGGAATTTTTTCGCAGGCCGCCACAGGTGGCGGAACATTATTGGATCGATCAGTTTTCTCGACCGTAAACCTTGCAAACGGCGATAGTTTGCAATCGACCTACGATCTCACTTTCGCGGCGAATGGATGAACACATACGATTCGGGCGACGTGGTTCGGATCAATGTCGCCTTTACAAATCTGGCCGGCGCAACAGTTGATCCGGGCACTGTGACTGTAAAGGTCAAGAACCCGGTCGGCGTCAAGACGACTTATGTTTACGGTATCGCGGTCGAGGTGGTCAAAGACGACGTTGGGCTATATCATATGGACCTCGAGCCGACGATTCAGGGCGTCTGGTCTTACAGGTTTGAGGGAACCGGAGCGAATAAGGGCTCCGAGGAGAACACTTTTCAGATTCGTGAGTCTGCTTTCGATTGATGGTATTTCGTTCTTCTCCCTCCTAGTCTATTCAGGTCGGCGCGCGCCGGCCTTTTTTGTAAATGCCTGATTCGATTATCCAACTCGCCAACGAATTCCGCGCCGCAATTCTCCAGCGGGAGCGCAAGGCGGCTATGCGCATGGTTAATGCTTACGAGATTGTATTGACCCGAATCCTCAAGAATCTCTCAAGTCTGAATGCGCAGATCAGGGAAGCGGAAGCCAAAGGCGAAACAATCAACCCCGCCTGGCTATTTCGCCAGAAACGCTACGCCGATCTTCTGCGCCAGGTCGATCAAGAACTTAGCCGATTCGCAGGCTATGCCGATCGCACAATCAGAACGCAGCAATCCGCCGCGGCGAAAGCCGGTCTCAGCCATAGTGCAATTTTGGCCGAAACTGCTATAGAAACTGCCGGTATATCCGCCACATTCAACACTTTACCCGTGGCAGCCGTAGAGAATATGGCGGGTTTTCTCGCGACCGGGGCGCCGTTAAAGTCTCTACTCGACCAGTTACCTCGAGCGGGCCGCCGGATCGTAGAACAAGGATTGATCGAGGGCGTCGCATTAGGGCGCAATCCAACGGCAATCGCACGGGAAATCAAGATAGGTCTCGGCGGCAATCTGAATCGGGCGCTGAATATCAGCCGGACCGAAGTCCTGCGCGCATATCGAACGGCCACAATTCAGAACTACCAGGCTAATTCTGACGTCGTTCAGGGGTGGTACTGGCGATCGGCGCGAAGCCGTCGCAGTTGCGCAGCGTGCATCGCGCTTGACGGGACATTTTGGCCGGTCTTGCAGCCGATAAAGCCCCACCCACGTTGTAGGTGTACGCTGATCCCAGCCGTTCGCGGCGTCACGGTAGACAAGGGCCCAACGTGGTTTAATCGCCAGGACGCCGAAACGCAGCGCGAAATAATCGGTACTGACGTTGGCTATAAAGCGTTCAAAAGCGGCGAATTGGGGATTAAAGACTTTGTGGGTCTGAAACGTGATCAGCAGTGGGGCGACTCGTATTTTCAGCTTAGCGTGACGCGGGCGAAGGCGGGGGAGGCGAGGTTTCCAGAATAAAGGGGCGGCTCAAGATATCCTCAAGGCGTGAAATCCAACTGGAAAGACAGGAAGATTGAAACCCTGCGTATGCGCGTCGGGGACATACTCCCACATCCATTTAACCCGAAAATCCACCCAGAGACGCAGCTAGCGCCATTGAGAGGCCTTTTAGAAACGGTCGGCAAACTCGATGATCTCAAGGCCTATCGCTCCGAACGCGCAGGCGGCGCGCTGGTCTTCTTCGACGGTCACGGACGCCAGGCGCTGGACCCGGACGCGGAATGGGATGTTGACGTTTACGATCTTACGGACGCAGAGGCGGATTTGGCTGTCGCGACATTCGATCCCATTGGCTGGGAGGCTGAGCAATCGCGCGTCAAACTGGATGGGTTATTGCGGGAGGTCTCGACGGGCAATGAGGCGCTGTTGAACCTGCTCACAAAGCAGGCCGAAGAGGCGGGGATCGTTCCGCCAATGGATCAGATGCCGGGCGAGGGCGGCGATGATTTCGACACGACGCCGGACGAAGAGCAGACGCGGGTGCAGTATGGCGATTTGTGGCAGTGCGGCGAGCATCGGGTGTTGTGCGGGGATTCGACGAAGCCAGAGGATGTGGGGCGGGTGATGGCGGGAGAAAGGGCGCGTGTATGTTTTACTGATCCACCGTGGAATGTGGCTATTGGGAAGGACTCTAACCCTCGACACCGGCAGCGCGAAGGGCTGGAAAATGACGATTTGTCGCCAGAAGATTTTCGCCTTTTTCTTCGTGGATTTATGAAGCCACTGGCGACGATTTTGGACGGCGATTTGTATTGTGTGCTGGGCGCGTCTGAATGGCCGACGTTGGATCAATGCTTACGCGGGGAGGGCTTTCACTGGTCGGCAACGATTATCTGGGTTAAGGACCAGTTTGTTCTTGGTAGGAGCAAGTATCATCGGCGGTATGAGCCGATCTGGTATGGCTGGCATTCTAAGAATAAAAGTTCGTTTTCGGATTTAGCTGGCCGCGATAAAGACGACGTCTGGGAGATCTCGCGTCCGAAAGTGTCCGAGGAACATCCCACTATGAAGCCGATTTCATTGGTCGAGCGCGCCGTAAGTTACAGCTCAGAAACTGGACATATTGTTTATGAACCTTTTGCCGGATCGGGAACAACCCTCATAGCCTGCGAGCGCGCGAACCGCAAGGCCCGCGTAATCGAGATCGAGCCGAAATACGTCAATGTAATTCTTTCCCGATGGGAGGCCGAGACGGGCAAACAGGCGCAATTATTAGAGCGTGCGGACGGCGAAGTTTCTGAATAACTGCATACATGAAAAAGCCAAAGTTTACAGCCGCAGATATGATCAACGCCCTAAAGGAAACTCAGGGAATGATCTATCTTGCCGCGCGCAAGCTGGGCTGTTCTCCCACAACGGTTTACACTTACGCCAAGCGTTATGCGTCGGTTCAAGAGGCAATCAACGAACAGCGCGGCCATTTCGTTGATACCTGCGAACTTGCGCTTAATCGCGCCGTGCTCAACGGCGAAGGCTGGGCGGTTTGCTTTGCGCTAAAGACGCTCGGTAAGGATCGCGGCTACGTTGAGCGCCATCAACTTGAACACAGCGGCAAGATAGACGTTACAAAGCTCTCCGATGAACAACTCGATGCAATTATTGATTCTGAGGGCAAAGGCCGAGCGTGAGCGCCGCAAGCGCAGGCGTGAGAACGTCATATCAACCACATTCCGCGACTACATTGCCCGCATTTCCCCCCGTTACCGCTGGTATCGCCATTGCGAAGTTTTAGCCGACATTCTGCAACGCGTGGCGGACGGCCAAATTAAACGCTTAATGGTCTTCGAGCCACCCCGCCACGGCAAAAGCGAAACCGTCTCACGTCTTTTCACTTCCTATTTCCTACACCGCTATCCCGATCGCTGGGTCGGTCTCAGTAGCTATTCCGCCGATCTCGCCAATACCCTCTCACGCAACGCCAGAGACAACTACCGCCTCGCAGGCCATACGATCCGCGCCGACACGGCTGGCGTCCAGCACTGGGAGACTGGAGAGGGCGGCGGACTGTGGGCGTGCGGCGCCGGTGGTCCGGCTACAGGTAAGGGCGCGCATTTACTCGTGGTCGACGATCCGATCAAGAATGCCGAGGAAGCGGCGAGCGAGGTCATTCGCGCCAAGCTACAGGATTGGTGGAACTCGACGTGGTACACGCGAGAAGAACCGTGGAGCGATACAGATCCGAACGGCGCTATGATTGTAGTGCAAACACGATGGCATGAAGACGACCTAGCCGGCTGGCTTCTGAACGAAGAGAAAGAAGCCGAAGACGACGAAGACCGCGAGCGTTGGCATTTGGTGAACTTCCCAGCCATTGCTGAAGATACGGACCCCGAACAGTTCCCAGCGTCTTGCACGCTTGAGGATGATTGGCGGCAAACAGGCGAGGCGCTGTGTCCCGAACGGCGGCCGATTGAGAAACTGATCAAGATTCAGAAGCGAATAGGGACCTACTATTTCGACGCGCTTTTCCAGCAACGGCCTACAGCTCGCGAAGGTGAATTCTTCAAGGTGTCCAAGCTGGAGACCATAGAAGCCGCTCCGGCTGATTTGCGCTTGTGCCGCGGTTGGGATCTGGCTTCCACGGAAGGTGGCGGCGCGTATACGTCGGGTGTATTGATCGGCAAAGACGCCAAAGGCATTTGGTACGTTCTCGACGTTCTACGCGACCAATGGTCAAGCGACGACGTTGAAACTCAGCTTATCAGCGCGGCCCGGCGCGACGGCGTGGTGGTTAAAATTCATATTCCACAAGACCCCGGCCAGGCGGGGAAGAAACAGGCGACGTCGCTAACGCGAATGCTGGCCGGATTCAACGTCAAGACTGAACCGGCGTCAGGATCGAAAGAAACCCGCGCATTTGCATTTTCGGCGCAGGTAAACGTCGGCAATGTGAAATTGATAAAAGGCGCTTGGAATAAGGCGTTTACTGAGGAATTACGGCAATTCCCCCGCGGCAAGTATATGGATCAGGTGGATAGCGCAAGCGACGCATTCAACGAATTGGCGCTCGGCGGATTATTCGCGCAAGGTGATTTCTTTAGGTAAAATAAAGTCTCTACCTGAGGAAGACTATACCCTAACGGGTGACCTCCTGGCGGTCGCGGTCTTTGTGTGAGGTGGCTGCGACCGCCTCTTTTTATCCTTCCAAAAATAAATATCCCGCCTGCCCTAACCTCTCGCCGTGGCCGACGAGACAAAAAACCGACCTGATTACAAATGCAAGGCTTATGGAGCGATGGCGCCGGGCTGGCAAGTGATGGCTGACACGGTGGCCGGGACGCTAAAGCTACGCGAACAGGGCGTCGCATATCTCCCCGCTGAACCTGCCGAGAAAGACGAACATTACAGATACAGACGGTGGCGCGCGGTGTTTTTTAACGCGGTTGATAGGACGCTTAATGGTCTCGTCGGTATGGTCTACCGCAACGATCCCAAACTCAACGATAACGTGCCGGAAGTGATACGCGGCAGGGAAGCGGAAGGTGAGACGGCCGCCGTCGAAGGCCAATGGGAGAATATAGACAACGCCGGCACTCATGGCGTTGTCTTCACAAAAGAAGTTTTTGCCGACGCGATGAGAGACGGTCACGCGGCGATACTCGTTGATATGCCGCCGGCGTTGGCGGACGGCGCAACGCTCGCCGACGAACGCGCAGCCAATCGCCGTCCGTATTGGGTGTCTTATTGCGCTGAGCAAATTATCAACTGGCGCACTGAAGCCGTCGGCGGCCAGACGCGCTTTTCGATGGTCGTGCTGAAAGAGTGCAGTCTTGAACCTGACGGACTGTACGGACAGAAAGAGGTCACAAGATACCGCGTCTTACGGCCTGGCAGTTGGGAATTGTGGCGGAAAGAGACTCAGCCGCGGGAGGATATTGTCTTCGAGGATTCCGGCGAGACTTCGTTGACAGAAATCCCGCTTGCCGTCGTTTACAGTCGTAAGACTGACATTCTCACCTCACAGCCGCCGTTGCTGGACCTGGCGCTGATCAATATCGCGCATTATCAGAAGTATTCAGACTTCAGCAATTACTTGCATATCGCAAGCCGTCCGCTGTTGTGGTTTCGCGGCCGGGACACGTCAAAGAAAGTCGAAGCGATTGGCGCTTACACCTATTTCGACGTGGGCGATAACGGCGAGGTGGCGTTTGCTGAGACGACGGGCGCCGCGCTGGGTGGCGCATCAGAGGACATAAAAGACCTCGAGCAGCGAATGTCCATTCTCGGTCTGTCATTGCTGGTCAAACAGACCGGGGCTGGTGGACCAGAAACCGCCACCGAGGAGCGCAACGACCAGATCGAAGAAAGCAGCGACCTTGCCACGGCCGCGCGGTCACTCAAAGACGCTATCGAATTAGCGCTGAGATTCCACACTCAATATCTCACCCCGAAGGCTACGACGGGCGGCAATATCGAACTCGGCGCGAGTCTGGACGATTTGACGCTCTCGCCGGAGGAAATGAACGCTTATTCGTCAATGGTCGGGGCTAACCAACTGTCGGTCGAAACAATGTGGGCAATGCTCGCGGCTGCGGGGAAACTGCCGGCCGATTTCGACCCGAAGTCAGAACGCACGACCATTGAAAAGGACGCGCAAGCCGCCGCGGATCGAATGATGCAGGCGGCCGATCGCGCGCCTATGGATCAGGAGTAAGGCCAGAAAATAAAGTTTTCGCCGGAATTATAGTTTTGTTCGATGGCGGGCTAAGCCTGCAATTCACCGGCTAAGCCGGAAACTCCGAAGCTAAGCAGAGGGGCAAAACAATGGCAGATATTCAATTTGAAGTAACCGAACTCGACAAAGTCGATGAGGAAATTCGCGGGGCGTACACGGAGAAGGACGGTAAGTTCATCTTCGACCCTGAGAAATACCACGAGATAAAGGTTCAGCCTTTACTCAGGAAAAACCGAGAACTGATTGAGGACAAAAAGAGGCTCTCGGAACAAAACAAAACGCTTGATCAAAAGACTCGCAGTACGAGCGATGACGTTGAAAAACAGTTTGCGGAGAAGGATCGCCGAATCTCGGAACTCGAAAGAGACAACCGCGAACACGCGATCTGGTCGCCGGTCAGATCGCTCGCCGCTAAGTCGGGCGTGATGGGCGACCGGCTTGAAGCGGTAATGACACTGCTTCGCGCTGAAAGCCGTTTCGACATGGAAGACGGAAAGCTGGTCTACAAGGATCGCAACGGCTATGTGACAGGAATTAAGCCCGAGCGGGCTTTTGAAGTGTATTTACGCGAGGAACTTCCTTGGGCATTCGAGGCCAGCAAAGCGGCTGGCAGTGGCGCTCATAATAGCGGCAGGCCATCGGGATCGCGGACAATTTCCCGTGAAACTTTTGACGGAATGACGCAATCGGCGCGTGACGCGTTTATGGCCGACGTCGCCAAGGGAAGCGCTCGCATAGTTGAATAACCTACTCTTTCACAGAGTAGGGACATTTAGGAGCAAGAAATGGCATTAGCTAATACCCTTACGGGTTTAATCCCTACTCTGTATGCCGCGAGAGATGTTGTCTCTCGCGAACTCACCGGGCTCATTCCGGCCGTCACTATTGACGCAGCTTCCAGTCGCGCAGCTCTCAATCAGACAATGCGCGTGCATGTAACGCCGCAACTTACCGCCGGCGACATTACTCCAGCAATGACCCCGCCGACGCCAAACAGCGTTCAAGTCGGTTTCGTGGATATGCTGATCACGAAGATGCGCGCTGTCCAGATTCCGTGGTCGGGCGAAGAAAAACAATCCATCAACGAAAACGGGCCGGGCGTTGATAACGTGGTCCGGGACCAATTGGCGCAAGGAATGCGCACATTGACGAATGAGATCGAATCCGACCTCGCCGGTTTATACCTAAACGCGTCGCGGGCGTTCGGATCGGCCTCTGTTCCGTTTGCCTCTGATCTGGGCGATATCGCAAATATCCGCAAGATTCTCGACGACAACGGCGCGCCATTGTTTGATCGCCAAATGGTGATCAACACCGGGGCCGCCGTTAACCTGCGCAAAATGGGGCAGCTTACCAAAGCGAATGAGGCGGCGACTGACTCGACGCTCAGACGCGGCACGCTGCTCGACATTCACGGTTTTGCTATCCGCGAATCGGCTCAGATCAAGACCCCAGCCAAGGGCACTAGCACGACATATACGACGAATACCGCCGGTTACCCGATCGGCGCGACCGTTATTACGTTGATCACTGGAACCGGCACTATTCTCGCTGGCGATCGAATAGTAATCACTGGCGATCCAAACAACCAATATGTGGTTGAGGTGGGCATTGCCGCGCCGGGCGCCATTACCATCGCCAAGCCAGGCTTACGCCAAGCCATTCCGGCCAGCGCTCAGGCGATAACCATACAGGCCGTTGCCGCGCAAAATTTGGCTTTCCAACGCTCGGCCCTCGTCTTACTCGCGCGCGCGCCGTACCTGCCAGGTGGACGCGATATGGCCAGCGATCGTATGACGATGACCGATCCCAATACCGGTCTCCCGTTCGAGGTGGCGAGGTATGACGGGTACCACGCTCATTTTCTTGAGGTTTCAATGAGCTGGGGCGTCAAGGGAATCAAGTCGGAACATACCGCCATTTTGACAGGCTGATGGCGTCATAGATGGACGCCTAACGGAGTCAGACGTAACAAACGAGGGACCATATGGCTGCTAAAAAGAACAGCGCAACCACCGACGATCAACAGTCGGTGGTTGCTGAACCGGAAGATCATTACACGCAGTTGCAGCATGATCGGCGCAGACTGGAAGCAGAACTAGCCGAGATTGATATTCAATTGCGCGGAGCGATCAATAGTGGCGACCTAGACGCGCTTGACGTTTTGACGACCCGCAAGGCGGAACTGCCGAAGTTGTTTATTGCGGCGTCAATCGCTGAGACGACAGCGCGGCAGGACGCGTTTAACGCTGAGGACGCCGCGAACGTAAAGGAACTTCAGGCCGCCGAGGATGATCGCGATAAATTGCAGTCTGCGATCGCCAAGCGCCGGCGTGAATTCGACGAAGAGATGGCTGGGCTGACCGCACAACTACAGCGGGCCGAGATTCGTGTAAGTTCTGCGACTGGCGCCATTTCGGCCTCGCGCAATGTCGGAGCCAGCAATGACGCGGGTTATAAGGAATCATTGGCCAGACTCGCTGGTGTCTAAATGTCCATTCCCACACTCGACACAACAATCGGCGGCGCGGCGGCTAACAGTTACGTGACGCTCCAGATCGCCGAGGACTACCACGACGCACGATTGCGTAGCGAATCGTGGACGAACGCTTCGAGTGATGACAAGACCCGCGCGTTGCTTATGGCCGCGCAACGGCTGAACGCCGAGAACTGGCTTGGCAGTCGCGCTAAGACTACTCAGGCGCTGGCGTGGCCACGGCTCGACGTGCAGAAGGTTGATCCGATCGTTTTCGGATTCGGCACAGGGTATAGCGGCGGGGGCTACTACTTCGCCGATTTCTATCTCTCGACCGAAATACCGCAACAGATCAAAGACGCGCAGTGTGAATTGGCGCTCGGCTTTCTTGAGGGTTTCGACGAGGCTGGCGCCGAGGCAATGGATTCATTCACGGCGGATGGGGTTTCCGTAAAACTTCGCTCGTCGGCTCAGGTCGGGGATATGCCGTCACGTGCGGCGCAGTTAATCGCCCCGCTCGTGGTCGGGAATATGTTGATGCGAGGATGAATGCGCTACTCAGTAAAAGACGGCTCGACGAAATCAGGCGCAGGCTCTATGGCGCAAACTGTCGCGCTGTCTTTTACAAAATCACGCCGCAGGCGGGGGAAACGCCGATGGCGACGATTACGGACGGTTTTCTATTCGTTCGTGAGCGTAGGGCCGGACAGGAGATTGATGGATCGGGCGTCAAGTTTTGGTTGGCGAGCGATATGGTTGATGAATCGCTACTCCGTGTCGGCGCGGCGGTCGCGTTGACGGTCAATAACCAGACGCTGCGCTACAAGATCAACGAGCTTCTGCCGCAGCAACAAGTCGGCGCGGGGTACGTAATGCGGTTGGCGCCATTGGTGGGGGCGACGGGATGATCAGTTTCTCGGTCAAAATCCAGGGCGACGACAAGAAAGAGATCGGGCGGATCATTAAGGAGATCGCGTTCGGGATCGAGGGCGAAATCAAACTCTCGATGACCGGACCTAAACACGGACGCGAGTACAAGCGACGTGGCCGCGTTCATGTCGCTTCTGCGCCAGGCGAAGCGCCGGCGGTTGATACTGGCTTTTTGATAAACAGCATTCAGACCCGAATCAACTCGGATACTGAGGCGACGATCACAATCGCGGCCGAATACGCCGAAACGCTGGAATTTGAGAAGAATCGGCCATTCGTGAGACCGGCGATTGATAGCGTACTGAAACGCTTCGACGGCGGGGGATTCCTGGGAGGCCAGAGAGAGTAAATGGCGACCTACACGGAAGCGCAAATGCGTAGTGCAATTGGAACGGTGGTGGGCACGGCCGCGCCGCTCGCGGTTGTCTTTCCGTGGTGGGCGCTCGGTGGGGATGAGAGGGAATGGCCGGGGAAGTTGATATCAACGGCGGACGGGAGCAGGGTACACGGATACGTTATCACCCGGCGCCGGACATTCGCTAATCGAGAAAACCCGGCGTGTGTCAGGCGGTTTTTCACTTACTCAATCCGCGGACTGCGCTGGTATGACGACACGGGGAACACGTCGGCGAATTCTGATCTAACTTATAACGCCGAACTTGACGCGATTTGCCTGGCGTTCGCGAATAAAAACCTCCTGCCGGTGGCGATAAAGAGAATCGCCGAGGATAGCGAACTGAATTTCGATCTTGATCTGAATGTCTTTGGCGGCCAGTTGCTGCACAGGTCAGTTGGTGAGATTACTTTCGAGCAGTGTTGAGGTAGATAGATGCCTAATGATTATCTGATACAAGACGCTGAATTGTTCGTCTCGACGCGAGAGGGAACATTCAACACGCCGGTGACAACGGCGGCGAATTACGAGCGCGCCGGTTGGCAGAATGCGGCCGTTTATATCCCAGAACCTGAATTCAGCACAGACGCTGGCCGCGCAGGGAATGCCTCGGAATTCCAGACCGGCCAGTGTCTGCGCCGCTTTTTGCCTGCCACGGTTGGAATCGCCGACCGCGCCAACTTCAAACTGTATGGCAAACTGGCTATGCGCTGCGTCGGCGGGACGCCACTCGCCCCGGTTACGGTCGTCGGCGGCGCTGCATGGAGACACGCCGCGAATATGTTGCCGAAGGCGGCGGGCCTTCAGCTTCCGTCATTCAACGCTATTACGGTCGCCGGTGGCGCATCCACGCTGTGGCCTGGAACCGTCGTCAATGATTTTTCAATGTCGCAGACTGGCGATGATGATGTGCAGGTCGCGTATTCTCTTCTGACTTCTGGCAAGCATCGAATCCCGCATCTGATCGGAACACAGCAAGTGGAAACCGCCACGGCGGCGGGAACGGTAAGTGGGTCAGGAAACGCAAAAGCGACAATAACATCCGCAATAATGTCCGGCTCGCCGCGAATCGTTACTTTTGCCGTAACGGCCTCAGATACCGCCGCAGTCTGGGCGGGCAAAGCGCGCACAGCGCTGTCAAATGATCCATTCGTCTCTGATCTCTATATCGTCTCCGGCGCGTCAACGTCGATCATACTCACCGCGCGCCATACCGCCGTAAATGACGCCACATTGAATATCGCGCTGGATAACGATACCTCGACCGGAATTACCCCGGCGCCGACCTCGACCAATACCACGGCTGGCGTCTATACCCTCCCCGATCCGCCTGCGTTCACCTGCTTGGACGCCAAACCATTTTTGGAATACACCGATGACGTTGGATTGCGCGACCTGGCCGCAGACTGCCGTTGGCGGGCTTGGACGATTTCCATTTCAAACAATCACAACACCCAGCTCGCCAGGTGTGGCGGCGACCCACAGCAAAAGCGTGGGGATTATGCGATCACCACGCCGGGCGTCGGGGTGGGACGCTACGCCAACAAGTCCGTCCGCGGTCCTCGCACAATCACCGCTGAGATTGTTTATCTCGTCGGCGGCAGGGTTCAGGAAT